ACTGTCAGAAAGAGACATATCTGTTTTATCTAGACTAGTCCATGCACCAGTTTTAATCGCTAATTTCCAACTCAAAAACGTCTGCAATATATTGTTTCGGTAGTTGATTATTATATAGTCTGACTCTTTGATTATCTCATCAAACTTAATTTTATCATCAAAATGTTCTGGAAATATTTTAAAACAAAAGTTTCTATTCTGACTATAAGCCTCTTGCTTAAAAGACCTTAATAGCTCTATTGAAAAAGGATTAGAAGCCAACATATTTTGTTTAATCCTTGTAAATGATAGTGCATCTACAAATAAATTTTGCGGATTAAAAATTTTTTGATAAGCATCAACCATTACTTTTGGAACAGCATCAGATTGTTTCAGAACAGTTAACAGGTTCCAATAATACAGGGCAGGATTTCTAGAGAATATTTCAAATACACACCATGTGTGTGGAGTGTTTAATGCTGTGCATAACCAAGTTGTACCAGCTCTTTCATAAGATAAAATACAAATGGTTTTCATTCTGACTCTTTTTTATTATTGTAAATCTTGGTCTTTCGTTTTTTGCGTTTGTTTTGATTCTTGAGCTTTGTCTTAGTTTCAAGTTCTTTGTTTTTTTGTTGTGTTAGGTTATCTAATGCTCCTATGCGACGGGACTCTTCAAAGCCGTATTCTTGTATCATTCTTCGGCTTATTTTAAAATCAGCGCTTTTACTATATTTATTTGGTCTATATTTCATTAAATGTCCCTTTCTTCTCCATGAAGAATCTTAAAGGTTGGAAATCGCAGACTAATGCCGCCCTTCTCATTCTCTGTCTCCTCAAAATATTGTACAGTTATTTGCTTTCCAAGAATCTTCTTTGGGTTCTTGTAAAATTCTTGTCTTTGTTCAATACTAAAGCCAGACCCTACTCTTACTGTATGACCCTTATGCTGAATCATAACACAACTCAACATAGTTTCCTCACATTCTGCACCATCCTTAACATAGCGGAATGGCCCCATTTCAGTATCCAGAACCTCGTATTCATCATCAGAAAAAGCTTTATACTTCAATAGGTCTTTGGATCGCTTTCCTTTATATGGAGCGTCAGATCGAAGCATAAGACCTTCCCAGCCATTCTGGCTAGATTCTTTGATCATATCTTGAAAGTGGCTCTCATCCTTCACCAAAGATTGTTCCAACAATGTCAAACAAGGACATTCGTTCTTCTTCATAATCTCTGTAAGATTCTTGAGTCTGATACTAAAGGGTCTATTCTTCTCTCCCTTCTGACTATAAAACTCATCATGAGTAATCATATCAAAGATTTTATAGGAAGGATTAGGGATGGTATGGTCTTTCTTGCGAAGTTCCTTCATTACCCCTTGGAAATCCTCATTACCATCTTCATCAACCAAACAAAGCTCTCCATCAAGAACTACATTAGTAAGTCCCAAAGCTTTAATCCCACCGCTAACAATATCAAGAGTATCAAAGATTTTTCCCGTGCGGGAATAAAAGGTAGTATTGCCATTACTATCAACAATAGCAATACATCTAGCACCGTCGATCTTCCTGCTAACATACCATCCATCCTTCCAGTCTACGATTTTAGGAACATACTTGTCCGCTAGAGCAACACTAAATGTTGGGATATGATCTGGAATAGCCTTATTAATCAGCTTATCTCCAGCACGGGTTTTCAAATCCTTGTCAATGATGCAGTGAATTAGTTCTTCATATTCTCTTTGGTTGTCAATAAACGTATTAACTGCTCCAATAGCATCATGACCTGTGATTTCTCTATTCTTCAAAGCATCCAACAGATCAAATATAGACTTGTATACTTTACCACGCAGATGACTTTTCTTTTTAAGATTATCACTAGTTACATTGTACTGCCAAAGAGGATGATAAGTATAGAGCAGAATCTTTTTAAGAAAATTTGCTCCACTCTCATTAGAGGAAGTATAATCCTCAATAATGCCAACTTTATCAAGTGTACTACTGGTTGCTTTCAGATCACGAACAAAACCATTAAGATGCTCAAACGACATTTTTATTTTCTCCTGTGTTGTCCCAATTCTACCATACGGTAGTCCCTTTGTCAAGTATCGTCTAATCGGTTTCGTTTCTTAAATACTATCGCCATAGACTGAACCAAATCGCTGCCAGAAGTTTGAAACCAACATGGAAAAAACGCATGAATTATCAAACAAAATCCAGCCAATAAAGATAAACATCCAAAAAATACAGCAAACCTAAAATGTTGCCAGTATGTCATATTGTTTTCTGCTAGGTGTTCTTTAATCTTATTTTTCATATCGTTTTTGTCTTGAAAGAAAATAATTCATAGCGTTAACGATGCTCTGAAAATCATCACCCAGTTTGCCTATGCCAGTATTGCAAGGTTCACAGAGCCAGCCCCTAAAACTATTATCATCATGATCATGATCTAAGGCCCATTTGTAGGGAACCTTTTTACAGCACTCACATACTTCTGGTTTTGGTGGCGCTTTTTTATGTAGCTTAACTCTAATCTTAGAATGTTTTTTAACACACTTGCGACATCTGCTATCAAGATTATCTTTGTACATACTATGCTTGGGAAAACTTGCTAGGTTTTTACGCTTCCCACAGTAAGTACAAATTTTTCTCATAATATTAAGTGGACGATTGGGGAATCGAACCCCGTCCAGTGTAAACGTCTATATAAACTTCTACATTGTTAGTTACTTGTTATCACACAAATAACAAAGCTATCAGAATTATCTGAGTCAGATTGAGTACAATCATCATTCCTATTTATGTCTGGTAGGACTACCATATCCGAATATCGGAGTCAGCATGATTTGGTAATAAGGCTCATGCCGCCCCACTCATTACCTAATTAATTAGGCAGCGAGAGCGAGAGTTGAAACTTCGCCAATTAACATTTTTTAATCGACTTTTATACTGGCCGGTCGATCAACCAGTCAATGCAATTTATATTTCTTTTTACCTGTCGATACCAGGAATCGCCCGTTATTTAGTATACCCCCAAACCTTTGGTTTTATATCAATTTCCGGTGGTCTTTCTATAATAATCCTTGCTGGCTTGTTTGCCATCTTTTTTAGCTTTTGTATCTCTATATTCAAAAGAATGTTAAATCCTAATGATGTTAAGAATAATCCTGCAAAAATAGCCGTTAATGGTTGAAGTCTCATCAGAATCCTTCCTGTTTAAAGTAGGGCGAGTTGGAGTCGAACCAACCTATGAACACCTTATAAGAGTGTCGGATGCAACCGGCTTACCTTCCGCCCCGTGTTGAGTTATTGTATCATATCGACCAACCACTGTCAAGACCTTTAGGAATTTTGTTGCGACTCTAGTTCAATTAATCTTTGATTAATTTTGTCTAAAGCTAACGCTGCATCTCCACAGCTTTTACATAGGTCAGAATATAGGTATTCCTTTAAATCGTGTAGCTGATCTTTGAGTTGTTGTATTTCTTGATTTAGCATATTAATTGACCGTATTGAATGTTTCGTTTGATTCTGGATGCCAAAAGAACATTTCATTAGCATCATCGTCCCAAATACATTCTATGCCTCCAGATGATGCTACTATACTCAAACTTCTATTGTAAATCCATTTTTTGATTTCATTAGAAAGAAGATCATGGTTATCTTGAGAAATTATGAACTCGCCATCATATCCCGGCTCAAGATATTTTAGCGCTAAATTGTACGTTTGCTCTACAGAAATCAGATTGTCTATTTGATTAAAATAAGATTTGGGAAAAACCATAGCTGAATTTTTCCTAATGCTCTTACTAAAAAGTCTCAAATTCCTAATTCTCAAATAATTACTCATTACTATCCTTTGAGGGTTTAGCGGGAATTTCTGTCTTATCTTTATTCGCCAACCAGAATACCATCTCATTAGATTCATCATCCCATGCACAGTCTACAAAACCTTTTGCTGCTAACTTGCAAAGACCAACCTCATAAAGTTGATTTCTAATACCCTCAAATATCTCATTAAAGATATCTTCGTTTATAATGTAGTTTCCTTCCTCATCCAGCCCAAGATTATTCTTTTTGACCATATTGATTACTTGGGGAATGGTGATGAATTCATCCAAATCCTCTGTATAATTTTCTTCAAAAGAAGATGCTGCCCCATCCCTCATAGCTTTTGCATAACCTTCCAAATCAATAACGCTATAGCTTTCCATTATTTGTTCCAATTAAAGATATTTTGTAGTACCCTTACCGTCACTATCAATTTTACACCGCTCAAGCAGATTGTCAATAGTGTTCTGCAAACTGTATTCGCCCCTACTTAGCCACTTTTTATCCTCATAAAGAGCAGTGGTAATTTGAGGTAGATAGAATTGGATTGCTCGTTCAAATTCTTCTGGAAAATAGGTTTTCAGAATACGTTCGATATGATAGAGACTATTCACTATCTTGTCTCTATTATCAAGCAGACTATTGATCTGATCTTTTTGTTCTTGGGTGAGAGACATTATGCCTCCACCTTTTGTTTGAGTTTCATAAGCTTGTGCTTAATCTTCCAAACGCCAGTCTCTTTGTTCTGAATATCCGGCCCCATATAAATATGGCAGAAGCCTTGATGCTTGTCCAGACCCCATGCTTTAATTCCATGCTGGTCGATCCCCTCGACAACAAAACGACCCCTATAACCCATCGGGATGAATTCAGCACCCTTAGCAAAGTATGGGCCTCCACCAACCCTGATTCTGTCTCCCTTGATCAGTTCCTTCCAATTAAAGTCACGAATAATCTTTGTGTTCTTTGCTTCTTTGCTCTTTGCCTTAAAGACGAACGGAGCATTGCATTTAGGACACAGATAA